ATGATAAATGGCGCCCACATCCAATTATATGGGCACACTTTATTTCCTCTTGAAAATTATGCGCTACGATACCAACCCATCAGTTTAATATAGCTATTCAATATAGAGACTGCCTTGCCTGAACCTGTGTTAGCCGTGGCACCAGAGACAGAATGTGAATGTGCACCAAGCCAAATATCGTGGTTGTGACTACCAATCCACACATTATGCTGGTGATTCCCCGCATATTCAGTCTCCCGTGTACCATTATTGTGAGGAGTACTCAGGAACGCGTCTCCCGGCCCCCCTGACTGGGATGCTTTCATTTGATGATTATGATTTCCTTGCCAGTCAGTTTGCTTAGTACCATAATCAAAATCACTGGTTCTTTTGCTACCGTAATCAAAACTACTGGTATTAGCAGAAAATGTATGGCTATGCGCAGGTAGATTTCCCAAAGCAAGAGTGACAGAGTCTGAGCCGCCCGTCGTCATAATATCGCTACCGTCAGCACTGGCCAAACGCACCATCTTGAACTGATCCAGATATTTCCACGTAGTGCCGGGGAAAAGCGCATTCGGGTCTTTATTTTGCGCAAACCACGTCACAATCCCGACCGGGTACAGCATATCGACAGGGTTGATATCCGCCTTTAGTTCTACCCATCCGCTACCTTTGCCGGGTTCTTCATTATTATTTTCAATTCTTGACTGCCATACCCTTTTGCCGTAGTACACAAGTGAGCGTATCGGATAAGGTTTGCCATCCTCTGACCAATTAGCTGTACCGAAGGTTTGTATCTCCCCCACCGCCTCGGTAACATCGTGAAAAAGCGCATTCATCTTCTCACGTTCAATATCCTTCGCTGCCGGATCTGTCGTCTGGTCACGCTCATAGTCGTAACCATATCCCTGAGTGTAAGACACCGAGCCGTCAGCCTGCGTTTCTACAGGCACAGCAGTTCTGTCACCCTGCGCAGCGAAGGGCGTTTTAAACACTTTAGTCATGGTTTAGTTTCCGAAGTTATTTGTGAAGTTTTTACGGTTTTCGCCAAAGCCGAATGCCTGACGGGTGACAATGCGGTATTTAGCCCCTACTCCCGAAGGTCGGGGTAGCAGGTCAAAGTTATCAAGCAGCAGGCGCAATCTTTCATCGGGGTTGAAATTAAAAACGTACCATATGTAAGACATATCGAGGGGATCGAGGACAAATACTTTGCCGTTCTCATCACTGAAAAAACGCTGAAGAAAAGCGTTGATATTGGTAATCGTCGGGCTTTCCGTCAGGGTGAAATAGCGCATTCTCACCAACAGGCGCTTTTGCGCTGTGGTCAGCGTCAGCGTGTAATCGGCGTTGCGCCTGAAGTTGGATTTAAAATTACGCTTATTAGCGCCGAAACCATAACCCATTTTATTTTTGTCGCTGGGTGGAACATCAATACCCAGCGGTACATCCAGAATGCGCCCCCATACCGCCAGACCAAAATCATTCGCGGTATCGATATTGAACACATCGCGATACCAGTTATGCCAGAACGCCACCGTCGCCCGGTTGAACCAGGCAGATTTATAGTGTGCCAGCGCTTTAAGATTATCCGAATTTTCATACTGCCACAGAATGGCTTTCAGCATGTCGGAATGAAAATCAAGGGACTGTATTGTCATAAGATAACCACCTGCACGGCGTTGCGCCGGAGTCTGGCAACGGCGTTTATCTGCACGGGGATCACGTCTGTTGACCAGGCCACGCCATCGGTGGACAACTCGACCTTCAGCACAAATAATCGCGGTTCCGCTGTATTGACCGCCGCCGCAATTTCAAATGGTGAAACGTCACGCCCGACCGCCAGACCATCATCGGTATCGGTTTCACCGGCTACCCATTTTTCAACCGCATCGGGGATCAGGGTCTGTGCATCAAAGGGGCTTTTGCGCACCGTCACCCGACAAAACACGGTAATTTCCTTTGGCCTGTCAAATCTGACGTTATACACCTGACCACTGGACGGCTCTGTCACCTCAACCGTTTCACTGCCATTGTACGCGGCTCCCACTGTTTTAGTACGTAGCAGGGCAACAGCGATTTCCTCACTTAGCCCGCCATCGACACAAACATAGATACTGTGTTTGACCAGCGGAACGCCATCAATAACCTGATCCGCATCCGTATAGTTCTCTCGATACGACAGGGATTCTACACCTTCGATATCATACAGCGCCGAGGTGATCGCCTCTCCGACGCTCACCGTATTTTTGGCGAGTGTATTCCTGCGACGACGCCGGGTACGTATGTCGGATTCCGCTACTCTCCCCAGCACCGCATCAGCCGGATTGTTAACCGTTTCCCAGCCAAGAACCGAACTTGCCACCCGGACAAGTTTTCCCGCCCCACAGCCTACCGGCCCTGTTTCAACCGAGCGCATATCGCCTTTTGTTACCCCATCATTCCCGATAATCAGTACGCTGGTCGTTTCAAACGCATCCCCTGCCTGCGTTTCGGCCAGAGAGCCTTTCGGGATAAGAGTCTGTGGTACGCCTGCAAACTCAACATTCGTCAAAAAAGAATGCGTCGCGGACAGCCGCTGCCCGCCCATCAGTGCCCAGATAGCATCGAGAAAGATCCCCCCGGCTACGTCCGGGTTAATCTGGTTCGCCAGTTCTGCGTTATTACGGACGATGGCGTCCCGGTTTTCCACTTCCATCGTGACCAGTGCGCCCTGCGGGGTTTCAGGCGAGAGGTCAATTGCCTGACCAAAGACATCCCGGAACTCATTTTCAACCTGCTTCCGCAACGTTGAGGTATCAGGGATAATCACTCCCGTGCTTGCTATAAACTGATAATCAGACATTAAGCGTTATCCTCCCGTAGACGGTGCTGATCACAGCGGTATAATGAAGCTCGTTGTTTTCAATCGAGGCCGAAAAGGAATCGACGGCCAGAACTTGAGAAATTTCCCGCATACGGTCGCGGAATGCCGCCTCAAACATTGGCAAATCAGCATCGCGGCCAAAGGTGGTTTTCCAGTAAGGTATTCCCTTGTCCATCCTGTGCAGCATTTCACCCCGTAATGCTCTGGCGTAGTGAATACAGCAATTTTTCACCGCCGCTTCATCACGAACCAAAGCCAGGTTGCCATCGTTTCCGAGGTAAATATCATTACCTTCATTAACATCAAACGTCATCATACCGGCACCCCACTGTTGCCCGATCCCGGCTGAACACCGCCATGCTGGTGATCAGCGCCAATATTTTTACCGTTATGTCGCATAGTCCCGCCGTTTGACTCACTGTTACCGTTGGTCTGGTGATTGCCGTTCACCGTCAGGTTGCCGTTAAAAATGCTCTCAGCGGCGTTAACTTCAAACACTGGCGTATCCAGCACCGCCAGCCCGTTATGCAACGCCAGACACACGCTGCCATTCAGCGACTGGAGCACCAGCGCATCAATATTTTTGCCATCCACCATCCAGCCTTTAACGCTGTCAGGAAAAAACATCGCATCACTAAATGATTTCAGCCGGTGGGTATTAGGCTCATCCTCCAGACCGCCGCGCTGAAAAATTAGACTGATATCGCGATCATTGGCTTTCAGCCAGCCAAAATCCCCCGGTTTTAGCGGCACCCGGATAAAGAACCCGCCGCCGCCAAAGCGGAAAACAGGAATATTATGAACCGGGGCGCGAGGGATTCTCTGCCCTTCGGTTGACACCATCATCACCAGTGGTTTAATCACCGCGCGGTTCGTGGCATCGTCATAACTGACCACCGTTGCGGGTAACATATCGTCGGTGTTCATCATCAGGTTACGAAAAGCGCCCATAAGCTGCCCTGCCAGACTGGATTCACTGGCAATATCGGTATTCGGTTTATTCATTGGTTAAGCCCGTTTACAAGTGGCCTGATAAAAGAAGGGACCGTCGTGTGACGCAACATCGAACTTAAGTTGCTCGATGATGTAATCACCATTTAAAGAAGGGTTAAATTTACTCTCCAGCCTTAACGTACCGCCCAGGCTGGATTCACCGTCGATAAGCCAGGTAACATCAAGACCTTTTTCGGTGGCTTTGGGTAGCCCGACCATACCGGTATTCTGGTTGATGATTTTGATTCGCCCTTTGACCGCCTCAGCTTGGTCCTTCACATACAGAACATCATCATCGATAAAAGCTTTAACGTCACCACCATCCTGCAACCGCTCGACCTGTTTCAGCGCCGAACCGCAAAAATACCAGTTAGCGATATTTTTATCCGTGGCCTGAAAGTCGAGACGCACACCACAATCCCGCGCAATCCCTGCGGATATTTCACTTAACTTACTCATCGCACCGGAAGACGTTGCCACGATATCCCGCGCACTGCCGTTACCCGTTTTTGCTTTCAGCGTTAACGTCACGTCAGGCGGGCTGGAGGGTTCAGCACTGACAATATCCCCCACGAAAAGGCGAAATACGCCGGTACTCACCCGCCCGGCTTCCAATATAAGTCGGGCAGGCTGCTTGCTTTTGTTATAAGGGCTGGTTTCCGTCAACAGCATATTGCGGGTGGTCGCATTCAGCCCATCAATACTGACCGTGCATTCATTCTGCAACGGATTAGCATATTTGGTGCCGCTGGCCTTTACCCGCATCCCTTCATACCACTGTATACGCCTGCTGACTTCTACCCCCACCCTGATCCGCCTTAAATCAATCATCCGGCCCCCAGAATACCAGGCTTTGCGTTTTGCCAAATTCCTCATACCAGGGCAGGGCATCGCGTTCTGTGATAAACGCAAAATTACCGGCTGGGGCCAGATGGCTATAAGGTATTAAGGGCGCATCGGTCGTCGCCCTGGTTGCCAGCATGACAACCTCATCATTGAGGCGTATGTCACACACCATCATATTTCGTGCAACTTTGATCGTCAGATCCCAGCGGTTATCATCAATGGTAATTTGCAGGCGCTGGTTCGGTATCGGATTTAACGGTATTTCACGCATCGTGTTTATCCTCCCAGTACCCTGACCAGAACCGATTTTTTCCGTTCTTCGGATACCGATTTTGTCTGTGCACCCCCCCTTTTAACGGTACTGGACTGTGAGGGCTTCTGAACTTTTTTGGGCGGTAGATCTCCGTATTCGGGTGTTACACTGCGCCACTCGGTGAACCGTAAGGACAACTGGATAGCATCGGCCATCTCAGCGGTCTCATCGTGGTAGAAATTGACCAGCAGCATAGGCTGGTAGGTTTTGACTCTGGTCTGAATGCCTACCAGCTTGTTTTGTTCCCATGCTTGTTGCATCAGGCCAAAAGCATTTTTAAGCTCACCGGATAAAATCAGATCCATGCCAATTTCCACAGCCTGCACAACAACATGATCGCTGCGGGTTTCCCCTGACTCGACCTGAAAAGTGGTGGCCTTGTGCTCGTCGCGGATATTGATTTTTATTGGGCTGGCGGTTTCAAACAGCGTGGTAAAACTGTCGGTATCGAAGATTTTTACGTCAGTGATCATATTGCCAGCCCCGTTTGCGTTTGCTGCCCCAAATCCTGCAACTGTTCCTGCAATGCGTCTTTCGTGCCCGCCGCCATGCCTTTAGCATCGGTTGCTTTGGTTTCAACCTTCACTTCCCCAATATTCAGGGTGGTTTCATTTTTCACGCTGGAACGATTGCTGATCGCCTGGCTGGTCACGGGGTTGAGGGGGTGATTATTCGCCGCTGCAATTTGGGCTTTTCCCTGCTCGACCATATTCTGTGTATCCTGCTGTGGTGAAGGATGTTCAGCTTCGGGAATTCGGTGCGTCACCTCTCCCTCAGCGCTGATTTTGCGCTCTACGGTGAGTTCTTTTTCATCATCAGCACCGAACCAGCCCTTCACTTTTGACCAGCCTTTCTGGATTGTATCCAGACCGCCGCTTATCCAACCAATCACCTTCTGCACCTGCTCCCACATCCAGGTAAATATGCCGACAACAGCATCCGCCACGTTATCGAAGACGCCCCCGAACTGTGCCCCCCATTTAACCAGACTTTTTATTGAGTCCAGCAACCAGCCAATAAACTGGTTCAGGGCATTATTCATTGTGTTGTAAGCATCAACCACCACATCAGCAACGAATTTAGCGGCGAATTTGAGGTACTCAAACAGGGCCTTGAATACTTCCCACAGCGTCATAATGACCTGTTTAAGTTCAGGATAGGCATCAAGAATTCGCCCGATCATTGAATCATTACCGTCGATAAAATTCATGATATCGTCGTAAACCAGCGCGAACGCTGCGGCAAGCGCCGCAATGATGGCGATAATAGCGAGTATTGGCCAGGTTGCTGCCAGCGTGGCAGCAGCGGCGGCAAGCATCGGAGGAACGTAGTACGCTGCAACAGCCACACCGACCGCGAGGAAAAAACCGATGATGAGGTTCTTATTTTCCCGGCAAAAACCAACAAATTTACTCAAGAATTCCATACCCTTAGTCAGGTAAGGCAACACCATTTCAAGGAAGCTATTTTTTAACAGGCCGGATGATTGCCTGAACCCCTGCATGGCCTGGTTAAAGCGCCGGGACTGTTCGATACTCTCTTTGGTAATGCCAGAGTATTCTTTTTGCAGTCCCATCATGCGCTCCATCTCATGACGGCCCTTCATCATCAACTCAATCGTTTTGTCGTCCGTCACCCCCAGGTTTGCAAGGTGCGCTTTGGCTTTGTCAAAGTTCATCCCCTTTACTTTATCTGCGGTAGCGAGGATTTTCTCCATAGAGTCCGTGGTGCCGCCAAAGGCTTTTGCCATTGCCGACAAATCCGCCTGAGCGCTTTCCCTCGCCCCCCCCAGTTCGGCAACTGAACCTGCGAAAGCATCCACATCCACCGTCGCCACATTGATCTTCTTGCCCAGTTTATCAAGCGCTTCCACTTCTTCCGCTCGTGAAATAGATTCGCTGATTATGGAAGATAGCCCCATAGATATACCAATCACACCAAGGGCTTTTTTTGCCAGAGAGGAGAAACTTTCTTCTGCTCCGCTGGCAAAATCACTGACGCTTTTTGCCGCTTTATCAGCTTCATGTTGGGCCTGTTTCATACCATCAATAATATCGTCGGTAGAGCGCTGAACATTTTTAAACGCCGCGTCGGCCTGCCGGGTGTCGAATTCAAACACCTGCACAAAGGTATCTAACAGAGACATTATCGGTTTCCTGCGGCGGCGAGCGCCTCGTTATAGCGGTTGGTCACAGCGATTTCCCACAAGTCCATCGCCTCTTCCAGATCTATTGAGGTTTTGAGTTCTGTGAAGCTGGCGAGTTTTTCTGAGATGATGACTGCAAAGAATCCATCAGCGTTTTTATAATCGACGGGAGTGAATCGCTGATTTTGCCCAGCAGGTAAGGCAGGAAACCTTTGCTCCCGGCGTTGCCGAAAAAACTGGTGTTGTACCTCAGCATCTCCAGTTCAAGGCGGATCAGCGCTTCACCGTCCGGTACATGGTTATCAATCAGCGTCTGGGTTTTCAGGCAAATTTCTGCACCATCCCGCACGACTGCCACATGAGCCATCATTTTCAGCATGGCTTCTTTACTGATTTCGTAGTCGCCAATTTTAGGTGCGTTCGACAGCGGATATTTTGCCAGGATTTCACGCCCCAGCGTCGCTGGCAGACGGCTAATTACAAAGGTGTGCATCTCACCATCTACATCTTTAATTTCAATATCTTTCGGCTTAATGAGCATAATGATCCCAATAAAAAAGGCGGGATGTTCCCGCCTGATAGTTAACGAACGCGCGTACTGTCAAAATCCTGGAACACAAAGGTATAAGCCTTTGATTTAAGACGCCCACCGCTGGCAGCGGAGTTACCGCGACTACCGTTGGTGATTTTTCCGTTTCGAGCGGTAGTGGTCGCGCCGTCACCGTAGGACGCCACGAGCGTAATAATATCTCCGGCGTGTCTGCGCCCACGTTTGGCCGTGTTGGCTTCCAGCAAGATCGCCAGATTCTGATCTTCTTCACTCCCCGGTAGCACATTTATCGTCACAGCCTGCGGGGTTGGGGTTGACCAGGACACCAGATTGCCATTGATATCCATGCCGGTCTGGGCGATATCGACAGCAGGTAGATCGAACGGGTCGGCATCATCGGCGAAAGCCGTTACCAGTATTCCTGCCGGAAAGGTTGTACTGGCCTGAACCAACAGGCTGAGGCCAGTTGCAGATACATCATTCATCATTTAGTCCTTATACCAGGTTGTGCGAGCCTTCGACCTTACGTACCCAGTCGCCTTTACCGTAAATCAGTACGTATTTCATCACGTATTCCGGCAAGCCAGATGGCCCGGTACTTTCAACAATCTGCGCGTTGTACCAGTAGCCCTTGTCCTGAATATCGTGCCACGCTAAATCGTCACCAGACGCATCAGCCACCGCGAGTTTCTGCACATCCGAGAGCGTTTTGCCGGGGAGGATGGTGCCGTTATTCACTGCTTTGGTCACGGCTCCGGCGATAATCATCATTGCCCTGGCCTCACCATCTCGGTTTGCAGGTATGCCGCGCGTCGCCAGCAATAGAGAAAACCATTGCTGTGCAATGTACGCCTTTAACCATTGCTCATTGGCATGAACGCTCATGTCCAGCGGTGCGGTACCCGGACCGCACAGGAAACCACGCTGGTAAAACGCAATATGTGAACCCGCCACCGCCGTTTCGCCGTAATAGTTGACGCGCAACTTATCCAGATTGTCGGCGTCCAGATCGGCGGTTACCTGTGCTGGGAACGTCACGCCAAACTGACGAAACATATAGTTGGTGGTGGCGTTTGTACGGTCATAGTCCGTTGCCGCCATAACCGCCATCGGTAACGCCTGAGCATAAAAATTATCCTCGGTTTTAAGATTCAGCGCCGTTGACGCTGTACCTATCAACGCCGCGCTAAAATCCTCCGCATCCGTTGCGGAAATATTCAGATGTAGCTGGTATTTCACGTTCTCACCTGCCACATACTTAGCAAGGGCAACGACCTGTTCGAGCGTCAGTGGGTCGATAAAAGTCGCACTGCCGAATGAATCCGAGATTTTCTCTGCCGCCATAAAGGCTTCCAGCGGAGTTTGTGCGGTATTGCCGGGCAAGGCTTGTCCGCGAGATAAACCCATCGCATCCGCAAGAGCCGAAGACTCAACGTTGATGTTTGCTCGCTCCGGTACCCCGCCACCGAGTTCAAACGTGCCGCTGATAGCGATAAAAGTCACTCTGGCAGAAACGAACGCGGGTTCAGATTCAGCATTTAGCTTTTGCTGTACGGTCGAGGCAACATCGGCGTAGGACTTGGCCTTAGAAAGATCGACTTCGGTGAGTTCTTTGCGAATATTACCGATAGTTACCGTGAGTGTTCCGGTAGTTATCGCCTTCAACTCATCCAGACTGGCCGCATCCCCTCCCGAAAGCGTCGGTGCCCGACCGGTTGGTACGTAGGGTGCTACCTGCAATTCTCTTGGCTTATTGACAGGGGCCGGGCTGGTATAGCTGAAATATTGCCGGGCAAAATTCGCTTCGGGAGAGCTGGCCCCCAGAAACTCATCAATCTGACCGCTGGCGAATTCCAGCACATCACCGGATGGAATTTTTGCGTTTTGAGAGAATATGCGGCCCGTCAGTTTGCGCATCGGTACAGCAGACGCGCCAATGACCGCACTCGCAATGCTGACATAGCGTGTTTGTTTGATTGGCATGGTTAAACCTTAATTAAATGCGGTGAATATCAGGATAAAGCGCTTTTACTGCTGTGGTGTTTGGGAATATTTCGCGGTGGAATGTGACGTGAAAATCAAACGAGGGGTTCTGTTCATAATCCCCCTGGTCATTGATAAAATAAGGCGTTCGAATGCCGGAAGCACGTTGTACCCCCACACCCTGTTTTTTTAGCTCGTCAACAAAAGGTAGTGAGTTCACTATCATTCGAACCGTGGCAGTCAGGTCGGTCGCTGTAAGTTCACTGGCATCGGACACTAACCCCTGAACCTGTAGCGTTTTTTCCACCAACTGAGTTTCTTTGTGATTCGCATCCGTGCCAGTGACCTGATAGTTTCGCGCCTGCCATCCGTGGCCTGCCTCGTTGATGGGAAAGAACATAACAAAGCGATCTTCCCTCCCCTGCTTTGTTGACTGAAAACCGGCAACAACAGGGATCGTAAGCCCTATATTATTCATTTGCGCTAGCATCTGGTGTCGGATGGCGATATAAACTTCGTTATCCGTCATGGTTTCCAGCCTCAATGCAAAGAACAGACTTCCAGCCGTCCTGCGCGTACCAGTCTGCATCACCGGTGACGTCATAGCGCTTGCCGTTGAACACCAAATAATCCGGTGCATCCCCCCGCTGGATGGCGTGAATGTCGTGCGAAGTGTAGAGCCGTCGATAAACTTTGCTGGTATCCAGCCCCATTTCCTGTACATCCTGTGTATCCACCGCCTGCCAGCTACCCGTGACCGATTCGGGCAGATGGTACTGCGCTATCCATTTACCAAGGTCGTCTGTAGTGCGCGACTTAAACCGATACCAGAAAGCCGTCTGCTGTGGGATCACCCGTGCGGCCACGTTGTAGAGATTGCCAAACATTATTTGCCCTCCACTGCCTGACATCATATAAGAGCGCAGTTTTACCGCACCCTGGGATATCAGGGTGATTACATCCCGGTTAAGAGATATATTTACAAGTTAATCTGCATAAGGAAGAAACTATGTTGAATCATGAAGATCCCCGCGTGGCGCTAACTGAATTTCTGCGCAGCATTCCACACAGCCTGAGAATCGATGAATATCTGTTTATTATTTTGATGTGCCTGGGTGAGCAACCTCTTGAAGACCTAGATGCTTTCGAACCCATAATAGAAAAATACCTGTATCGAACGGGCTATGCTGGCTTCGGTGCCGTAATTTGCACCAAAACCATCCTTGACCGGAGGCTGTCGGGAGTAATGTTAAAACTTGAACGAGCAGAAGAATCATTGAGGATGTTAACTAACTCAAACCCTGATTTTTCTCCACACCCATTACTAAGCATGCCATTGAAAAATCGTCAATACGCTCAAGTTCTGGAACGCTGGAAAGCTCTCTCACGCGGTGCGCTATCTGACGAAAACCTTCTTTATTTCGAACAAAATCCACAAGCGCTACAGCCGGTGACAACAGCATAAAATCGCTGATTTCTTCATCTGTCATGTTTTCTCCTCCACTGCATAAGTGACCGCCTGCAACATCTGTCCGGTATCCACCAGCGGTTTTGTTGAGGCTTTACCTTTGCTGTGTCTTCTGGCTCTGCCCCGGATGGTGGATGTATCCAGCGGAGGCGTTGTCAGGGTGCGAATGGCATTCTGTACATCCCCCGCTGCTTTGGCTCCAATTTGATTCAACCCACTGATAAGCGTGATATCCCCGGCGACAGAAGCATTAACAGCTTGTGAGATGAGATTTTTGTAACCAACAGCGTTCTCTGCCATTGCCGGGCGCAGGAAAGGCCGAGGCGGAATGCCGCCAGCTGGATACCCAAGTTCCTGAATCGCCGCAACATAAGCAATCGGCGTACCGTCAGGGTATTTACTGTGCTCAAAAAATCCGATCTTCAACTGCTTTTTGTTCAGTTCATCGTAGACCGCTTTCAGCCTGGCAAAATTACTCATCGTCTCAGCCTCCCGCGCATCGGAAACCGGCCACCCACGCTACGAAAGGCGGCACGTTCTCCCATGCCGCCGATATAGCGCGGTACACTACAGCGTTTAATCAACGCCAGATATTGCTGGCCGAATGGGGTCAGATTGTACCAGTGTGACCAGTTTGAACTCGTCGGCGGGGCGGCAAATGATACGCTCACTTTATCGATGGTGGCGCTGGTCACCGCACCTGAAGGGGATTCTCCTTTCGCCGCCATCTGGCGCAACATCAACATATGTGCAACCACCAGCATCCACAGTTCACTGGTACAGATCCCCTGACATTCCGAGAAATAACAGGTTGCTGATTTGGCGATAATAAAAATATCATCAGCAGGCACATCGTTGAATTGCGGGTAAAGAACACGAAACGCTTCGAAGGGAAAGGTGCCAGCATCCATAATCATTTACCTTTTTTGTTGTTTTTCGGAACCTCTTTATTTTCGGCTTCAAGAGATTCAGGCGTATCTGGCGCTGACAGGTCGCTGGCTTCCATATTGGTCGCCACTTTTTCGGGATCGGCTTTTATTTCTTCAACCGCGATAAAACCGTTTTTTTCATGTAACTGAAAAACATGATTCTTTCTAAGTAGGAAGTACTGCTCGTCGGTAATATCGGTAACACGACCACGCGGGGTGTACATTTGCTTGGTCATGATATTGGCTTTTCCGGCAATAAATACCGTTCCGCCTGCTTCCAGTGCGTAATTCTGATCATTGGAAAGCGTGGAATAAACGTAGATAGGCATGGGGAATCCTTAAAGATTAAGCCCTCAAATTGAGGGCTGTTATCAAAGACCGGTCAGGCGGGTGATCGCCCAAGGGCGGGTGACAATGACACCAGCAGTGGCGTTGGTGGCATCTTCCAGATAGCCCTTGATCTGATTCTCAGACCCCAGCAACTGGTATTTCACCGGCACAACCTGCAAAATTGTTGCACTGGTTGCGGTAGAACCATCATCCACGCTATCGGCAAACATATAGGCAATATTTGCCCCGCCATTCGCACCTTTGAATTCGGGTGAAAAGACTTGGCGCATATTGGGATAGTTGTTGTTGATCCACTCTTTGACAGTTTCACCTTTAGCGACCGGATTCGCCTTACCCAACGTAGAACGAAAACCCAGCGGCAACGTCAGCGTGATAGGCATATCGTCGCGGATGATGCCCCCAGAGTTAGTTTCGAGACGTGAGAACATATCGGTAATGTCCTTCGTAATCTCGTCGAACGTGGCCGTCAGCCAGGGCTTGGTTGCAGTTTCATAAGCAGGGAGGTTCGGATCGTTTAACAACCCAAAAACACGGGTAGTCGGGCTGTTAAAACCCTGATAGCCGACTCGTTCACGCCCCTGCTCCAGTGACTCAGTAGCCGCGTTGCGTTTTTCTGCTGCCGCCTCGAAACCCGCCGCCGACTGTCGAGCCTCCTCCAGCTTACCGACCTGAAAACCTTGCTCAAAACGCACAATGCCGCGACGTTCCTGATCCTGCGCATAGGAAGCCAGCGGGATATTGGTGTGGTCACCGTACAGTTCTGGTTTGCCTACCGGCGTTGCCACGTTCAGGATGATCTCTTCATCGTGCCACTCACCCGCGTTCATTACCCCGGTAATTTCATCCAGAACACGAACACGGGTCGCCGTGCGGATAAGACCCGGTAAAACATGTTGCAGCATTTCACGATGAATAAGACCACCGCTTACCGCAGGGCCGGTTAACGCGGAGTCCATCGCCGCCAGACCACCGAAGCCAAGTTGCCCCAGCTCGTTGTACGTCCATTTCTGATCGGGCTTAATATTCAGCGGCCCGCGTCTGCGGATCTCACGGCCCGACATATAAAATTTTTCTTTGCTCAGGGCCATATCAGGCATCTCCAGTTGGTGCAGGGGTTGGGTACGGGATCTCGGTCAGGCGAACAAGACAGAGATGAGGGGTTTCAGCAGAACCAACGTGGCGTGACACAAAGCCAATCGCTTTGTCCCCGGCGTCCAGTGTAGCTTTAGCGGTCAGTTCACCGTCAGCGTTAAACACCACCGGCATGTTAATTACGTTAGCAGATTCGCTAACTTCGACGTATACCTCTCCCATAGTGAGAAACTCACCCTGAGTCCCGTTACGGGCATATTCGGTCTCGATACGATACGCTTTCGGGTTAATCATGATCCCCGCAAACGCCCCATTACCGCCCGGCTGCACAGATTCAACACTGTCGTCTTTGTAGGTATAGGCCAGACCAAACAGATTCTTTTTTTCGTCGGCTGAGTCCAAAACGGCACTGGTGGCGCGAAGTGGGCCAAAGTGGCTGACCTCACCGACTACGCCGGAGATCATGCCGTTTGCTACAGATTTCGGGATTGCCATTATTTATCGCCCCATTTATCTAAAATTGACTGGTTGCTGACGGCCTTATCCATCGCAACAGACGGCTTTTGGGAATCCGGTACCCGTCCCTGCATCCACGCATCAAGCGCGATAGCCTCAGTGCCTTTACCACACTGGATACCCAGCTTTTCAACGCCATATTCTGCGACCTGTTGCGCAGTCATGGGCGCATGATCGAACACACCAACGAATGGTGTTAACTTACGCGCCAGTTCATCGCGGGCACCGATTTGTTTCAGCAACACGCCGGTATCCATTGTCGGTTTACTTTTCTCCAACTTTGCCACCTTGCGTTTCAGCGCGGCGATGGTGTCAACCGTGCCAATACTTCTGCGCAGGCGTTTAAGCCGACGACTGAGAATGTCAGTGGTAGCCTGGTCGAGATGCTCTTTCGCCTCCTCGATAGCCGATTCTGCCGACTCGATAGCCGTTTCAGCGTTTTCGATAGCGGTAGGCTCCCCGGTTTCTGCTGCCTCCGATGCTGCCTCCGCCGCTTCTACCGCCGCCTCCGCGCCTTCTTCTGCCGCTGCTGCCCCTTCGGCTGCTGCTGCCGGATCAACGGGGTCAGCAGGGTCTGCGGGTGCAGTCGGTTCGGGATCGTCCGTAGTTGGCTTACCCGCCGCCAGCGCTGCCACAACAATCTGTTTGATTTGCTCAACCTGTTCGGGGGTAAAACCACCGTCATCAGTTGTGGGCTTGTTTTTGTCATCATCTGGATTCATGCGAATGAGTTCCTTGGTATCTATGGTTATAACGTGATCCTGCACGGAGACATCGGGGCCGGTTCGCCCCTCGTCCACCAGCGCAAGGTGGTTTGCTCTGATATGCCGCTGAACAGCGTCATAGGGCTGGCCATTGAAATTGCCGGGGGTGAAGTCATAGCGGCATCGATAGCCGGGCGATAAATCTATTTTTCCGCTGCTGATATTGCTCAGTGCGGAGTTGGATAGAATTTTGATGTTTCCCCGTAAGTAGGGGTAATCGAACCAGATATTTTCACCAATGACGCCCTGTATCCCTTTTTTCTCAGCGGGGGTGGCATCTTTACCCAGCATTTCGTGCTCATCAATGAAGGGCATCAGCCGGAAAGAGTTAATCGTTTCTTCGCTACGTAGCTCCTCCTCTGGTCGATAGACACGATAGATACGGCTGGGGTCAGGAGCATTAATTTCAGCCCCCAGATAATCAAAAACCCCAACTTTTGAGATGGGGTTGTCTTTTACCTCCAGCCAGCCATTGAGGTCATACGTTCGTTTAGTTTCGTTCATGAGGTGTCACCAAAATCTACAACCGGCGTCCAGAAGCATTTGCAGTTGGGTAACGTACCGGGTAGGCCACGCTGACCGGTTTTTTCATCAATAACAGGGGGGTTATCCAGATCGAACGTCTGGCCGTCTAACCTGAGATGCAGTTCCCTGGGTTCAGCGCTACCGGCTGAGTGATACCAGACCGCTTTACGGATACCGGCTGATTTCATCCGCTCATAGTTAGATGCCGTGGTGATTTTCCGACTCTGATCCACCGCGATAAACTGCGCCCGTTTTTCTGTCACCGTGCCGGTTTGCCTGATTTCGTCGAGAAGGGTTTTGGCACCCTCGCCTGGGTGACTGACTGATCGCAGCGCAGCGCCTTCGATCCTGCGATGAAACTGTTCAGGAATGGTTTTAATCAGCGCGACGTTCTCTGCGGTGGCAGCGGTTAGACGTTCTTTCATCTCACCCGGCATATCAGGCGTTTTTATTGTCAGCCCCCCGGATAGCGTTTTTAGTGAATCGTCCAGGTTGCGTTGCGCGGCCAGATCGGTCTGGGAAACAAACTTATCCGCTATTTCTGCCGCTTTTTTGTTGAAAATACCGTCCCATTTACGTTTCAGGCGGTTCAGCCATATACGGGTCTGGCTGGCAACGCTGGCATCCATACCAACCGGCGAAAAGTCATCGTTCAGTTGGGTAAAGGTTAACTGATAGTCAGCTATCATCTGGCGCACCAGTTGCGACATAGCCTGGTTGTAGCGTGTTGCCGGGGCGGCTGGATAAGCCAGCGGTTTCCCCTTCATTACCGCCTGTCGGGATGCCGCCCACCGCGCCCGTTTGTCCCGGAATCTGATTTTCTTCTTCATCGGTCATGTCCAGCCCGTAGTAACTCGACTCTTTATCCGCCGCCAGCTTTTTACGAATGTCGTAGCCGTCAATGGCTCCGGCTGTAGCATATGCAGAGGCTGTTTGTGCCTGCTTCAGTTCAATATCGGCATATTCTGCCGCTGTCGGGCTATCCAGCGGTTTCCAGTTGATACTGACCTCAACAACGGGCAGGCCCGCGCTACGCACCAACATATCGAAATGGCGCTGTAACAGTTCTTCAAGGTCGTTCGACTGAATACTCTCCAGTTCCTCGCGATAGCTGGCTTCCTCATACTCCCCCGTGGCGTTAAAGCCTTTCGGTGTAGTGCCAAGAAGTTTTGTGGCTGGAACATTCGCACCCGCCGCGACCAGTTGATATTGCGTCATAATGGTGGCATCGAGATCGGCCAGTGAGGTATCAAACTGCTGCACGGTATCGGTACTGCCGGTAACGTGAACGCCGTAGTTATCACGCATTTCAATGAAATAGGACATATTCTCGCTGACGGTCGCTTTATCTGCGCTTTCCAGATCGCTGATACCCATCGTCAACAAACGCTTGGTCATCGCCAGTTCAGGTGCTTCGTTAGCTGTACGCTCTGAGGCGTAAACACGCTCGTAGATGCGCTCAGGCACGGATACGCCAAAATAGTTGTAGGTAGGCTTGAGTACATTCGGTACCGGGAAGGGCACGAATTTAACAAAATGCGATTTATGGTACCGGCGACCGGCAATCACGTAATATGTGGGTTCGTAAAAATCCAGCCCTGCCGGATCTTGCAGATTGGCCTCCGTCAGTTCAGGCGTCACCCACTGCGGGTCGATCTGCTTGATACCCTTGTAACTTTCTCTGACCACTCCATCGATGTTAAAAGGGTTTTCATACCACTCTTTGGGATTTGAGGTTTCCACAACGAACAGCGCCAGACGGCCACCGTAAACGCGACCAAAGTGGATCAACTCTTTCATCGCCTGATTGATGCGGTATTTTTTGCTGCGTTTTATGAGCAATTTAGCGACATCTTTATCGTCACAGTCCAGGTCATAGCCCTGCCGGATAGCATCACGCGCAGGCATGTTACACGCCTTATCCACCAGCCAGTGTTTGGCTATCACAGCACACATATTGTTGCCGATAAAGCCCTGGCTGGCGTACCACATGGCCTGCGCTTCGGGAACACCATAAACATTCCCACCTTTGAATGCAGGCACGGAACCATCAATGGAGTCCATCGCCACACCGCTAATAACAGGTTGTGGTAAGTCCAGACCGTTAAATCCCTCCGAACGCGCCAGCGCGGGGTAAAGCTGGGTAGTGAACGCCGACCGTTTAACCGGCGCTACCTGATTTTTACGCCTCTTAAACGGCCACATAGTTACCTCAAAATGATATTGAT